GACCAGTTAATTTTGCACCTCTTACAATATATCCAGAATATTTTTCTAAGTTTGCTAATCCAGTTACATCAACGTTAAAGAGTCTTGATGTGGCAGAATAAGTTGCTGATGGTGCTGGTCTTGCACGGTCATATGGATCAACTGTGTATTTTTCAACATTGGAAGCAGGTGATCCTAACCCCGCTTGAAATTCAGGTCTACTCTCATCACCAACTTTATGATTTGGTTCTTGAGATCTAATTAAAGCAATTTGAGTTCCATTCAATTCGACTTTAACATCCTCTAATATACTAAAAGTACCAGATGACATTTCAATTTCAACTAGTTTTGGAATAACATCAGGAACTCCACTATCTAAGAAATGATAGTGTCTTGTAAATGGTTTCAATCCACTTGCTTGGAAGTAAACATTTCTTGACCTCATAAATTGGTCAACGTTTCTTCCAGTTATTTTTGTACTTTCTACAAAATCCCTCTCTTCTGAAGGTCCGACCAATGTATTGGTGAAGCTTCTTTCAATTCTTCTTGTAACTCTTGTTCTTGTTTCTGTGACTCTAACTTGATGGAATCTCATTCCGTGGAAATGACCTCTACGTCTTCTAAGATTAAACCAATTATTTCCTATTCTTCCTACACCTCTAGTTTCCAGACGAGAATGAGAATGAGATCTTCCTCTGACTGCAGTGTTTGAAACAACATTTGAGGTTTCCACCCATCTTGCACCAGTTGATTCAGTTCTAACATTATTAACATAAACTGTTCTTGTCCAGTTATCAGATGGAGGATCTAGTCTAATTGATCCAGCAAATGCAACAACATTAAATGGGTTTACATTTTCAACACCAGTTGCTTGTGGGTTTTCAATCCAATCAACTTCCTCATAATCTAATGTAATAAAATCTCCAGTTTTCTTACAATTAGGATCTAGTAATCTTAAATTTGAACTTAAATCGGCAGTTTCAACATTAATAGATGGATCTAAAGCTAATTCAGGATTCATTGACCAAAAATCAATCGCACTAATCAATTCTTTTTGTACAGTGTCAATATCACATCTTGAACCACTATCAGGTGTAAAATCAATAAAATCTCTATTTTTGAAGTCATTTACAACAAAACCACTCTTAAATCTATTCAACCCATCTTTATCTTTGACTTGGAAAGAGTTTGTATCTAACTCAAGTGCACTTAATGATGTAATTTGCTCAAGATTTTCAATTCTCTTTTCAAGATTTGCAATATCACGCATTGTAAACCTACGATTATCACGCATTCTAATCTCAGGTTCTAGTTTAGGTCTATACAAATATGGTGGTAAAATAATCGTTGCTATCTCCATCGCACTGGTATTACTTGATGGAGGCACAGGATTTTCTGCTGATATACCTTGTATTACTGTTACTGTTTCATCTTTATCAATAACCAACTTATCAATTCTACCGAGATAATAACTAAATCCTAATAAAGAACTCTCATTTGGTGCAATTACAAATGGAGTAGTTGATTCAAAAGTACGACTACTAAAGGCAAATGGTGATTTTGCTGTTCCGTCTGGTACAAATTTGTTAACTCTAGGTCTAAAATCAAGAATGTCTGATGCTGATGATTCTCCAATTATTGGTAAATCGGTAGAATATCTTTCTTCACCATATGAATTGACTGTAAATATATCACCAACATTTCCACTTGCAACTTGATATTGATCAAATATAACTAATAATCTTTTTGAAGGAACCGCAGAACCTTGATTTCTTAATATTGATGAATAATCACAATACTGTTCTTTATGTCCTTTATCTAAAGTGTAATTATCAGTTCTATCAATATAATTACCAACTTCTACACCTTGTACAATTGATTCAATTGCAGAATCTTTAAAATTAACAATTTCTCCTATTTGGAACTTACTATCATTCAAATAGATGAATGTAACATCATTCACATTGCGATCAACTAGTTGGCCTATCGCTCTACTGTCTTTTCCAACAATTAGTTCACCAACGATTGCATTTGTATTTAAGTTTAGTCCTGCAACAAATTTTAATTTATCTAATGTAGGAGTGTTAGAGTCTTTTGATTCAAGAACTGCTATTACTTCAACAACATCAGGTACATTTAATGATATTTCACTATCCTCTACCCTTAATCCATATGCTGCACTTGGTTCTAACAAACTTGATAATGTAGAAACTCCAACTGTTCTAGTAACCTCAACTTTTTGACTTCTTACAAAATCTTTTGTTTTACTTGTAAGACCAAGTTTTTTGAGAGTTACATTTACAACAGCACTTCCACTTGATTCCTTTAATCCATTGAAAGTAATTAGATTTCCATTATTTGTTATCTCTACTTGATCATCTGTTAAAGGTTCTGTTGATCCATCTGAATAATGAATTGAATATCTTTCTGCATCAAATGGTTCAAAAAATACACTTGTAATACCGACTGATGTTGTTAATCCTACTGACGATGAAAATTGAATTGAATTACTACTTATGTTTGCTGGTCCACCAGTAATTTGTTTGTTTATAATTAAATTTGAATCTGCAAGATTTACATTTGAAATATTTTGTTTTGGTAATGTTGCAAATATTCCAGATCCATCAAGATTTTGAACTATAGGTGTTACAAGTCTAAATGGTGATGATGTAGATATACCTGAAGCAAGAACCTCACCTCTGTTAACACCAGTATGAACACCAACAGCACCTAAAGTAAGTGTTTTACCATCTGTAGAAATATTAGTAATTTTATTATAAACTACATCATCAAAATCTCCTCTCTGATATGCAATTATTGCATCTGTATGAATACCAACCTTCGCAGCAAAATTACGATTATTTACAGTTGCGGTATTACCTGTTATGTTTAACTGGTCAGTTAGTGAAAATCCTGATAATGTTTTTTCATATAAAACAGTATCTGCACTAAAATTAGACAGTAAATCAGAACTTAGACCATCTGCATCTTGGAACACTGATTTAATATCATCAACTGTATATGCTACAATATCTTTAACTGAAACATCTGCAACCACTGTTCTTTCATTTATAACTAATTGTTCACCTTTTATAAAAGTACCTGTTGTTTCTGATACTGCTATTTCATTTACACCAGTTGAACCAGCATCTAATGCAGCATAACCAATAGCTCCACTTGCTTTACCTCTAACTCTCGAACCTTTTATAACATTTCCATTAGTAAAAGAATTACATTTTAAAATTGTAAATGTTTGAATATCATACAAATACAAATCAAATTGAGTATTTGAATCACTATATGATGCATCTGTTACACTATACGAATATACTCTTGCTTCACCTATTGTACTACCTGAAATCTCCGCATTGATTATAGGACTATTACTTCCACTTATCTTTCTCGATTTACTTAATTTAATAACATTTGCAGATGTACCACCAATGTTTACAAAAGGTGTTCCCTGTGCATTATTAACACGAAGTAAGCTTCCCATCTCAAAGGGAATTGATGCAACATTTACTGTTTCAGTATCTCTTGGTTTATCAACATCAAGTACTGTTGTGCCTGGTAAATCAACATCAAATCCTTTAACATATGCACGACCTGGTGAAAGTTTTACACAGAATATATCATCACTCGGTATATTTCCCTCATCAGTTAATCTATTTTCTGTAAATAAACCATCATTACCAATCTCGTTATTGAGAGATTCTTGAATATCAATACGGAATGGTTCTACAGAGTAATCACCTGATTCATCATAAGTTCTCTTAGCAAAATATTTTTTGAGTTCACTATATGTTGAAGTATCCTGTAATTTCTTTACTTCACCTTGATCCGTTCTCATTAACTCTACAAAGTTTGTATCTTCGTAGTCATCTAATGCTTTTTTAGCAAGTTTTACAGAAATTTTAAAACGGTCAGCACCTGGCGCAGCAAAGTTAGTGAATCCTTTTGCATTATCATATAATGCTTCATCATCATTTGAGTTTATAACTTCCTCAGAAATATCAAAACCAACTCTATAAGATGGTGTTATTGAATATGGTTCTAATATAATAAGTGATGCTGGAACATCAACAAAACTTCCACGTAAGAAGTAAACACCTGCATTTACACCAAAAGCGGTACCAGTTGCTGTTGCTTCTTCAGAGACAAGTGTTAATACAGTTTCTCCAATAGTTAATGTAGTATTACCATATGTTAAAGGTTCTTCAAGAACCAATATTTCACCATCTGGAAACGCTGAACTTTCTCCGTCAGTTCCTGATTGTTGATATTTAACAAAAATTGTAATATTTTCAACGCCTTCTGCTGGAGGTAATATGAAATTTTTTATAACTGCAACCGTTCCTGAAGTTTGACCCCTAACTCTTAAACCCTTACCACCATTAGAAGCTATAATTTCATTTAAATAAACTGAAACATCAATGCCAAGATGTGAATCATTTATTTTTGCAGCGAAATATGAATTATCAAGTTCAATGTTACCAGGAATAACCATTGAACCTTCTTTAAAGATATGCTTACCAAAAGACTCAACCTGATTTTGTAAAAGAGACTGTAAACCAGTTAATTCTCTTGCCTGAACAGGATAACCAGGTTTGAATAGTATTTTGTAAAAATTATCATCCTTACTGAAATCATCATAATAAGGTGATATATTTAAATTAGTCTTTTGTGGCATTTTAGAATTCTAGTATGATTTTGATATCTTCCTTTTGACGGGAGTTTCTAACAATTAAAGGTCTGTTATCCAAGTAAACTATTTCTCCTGACCCTTTATTTATCTCAGAATTAGAGAGTCCTGTTATAAAGTTAACTCCCAAGTTAATTAATTTATTACCTGTAGGATTTGTCGTAATACCAGAAAAGGCACGAGATATTGCACCAGAGAAGGAAGATGACTTACCTTCTATGTTATTTGCACCAACTGCTGACTCAAATTCGTAAATTCTACCAGCGGTTGAAATACCTGCATAATCGGTATGATCATAAGTCGTTCTATTAAAATTAAGTGACCTATCTCTAAAATATTTTAATACTTTAGTCTCTGAATCATACGATGCAATATAACCAGTTGCCACTTTACCTACGTTTGGAGATATTGTTAAAACTTGTTTAACTTCTTCACCAACTTGTGGAACACCAGTTACAGAATCAAACTTAACTGCTTGTAAAGAAGAATATGTATTATCAGTGTATGTTACCGCTGTACCAACTTTTGTTGGGTTTTTTACAACTCCAACTTGAGCAAATTTTGTATCAATTGGAAAATCTTTTGTTGAATCATCAAATCTTGCATAAACAATTACTCTGTCAGTTCCTAACTCAGTATAAACATTATGTCCATGACCTAAACCTGGTGGTATGATAGGAACAAGTTTTGCACGACCTGTTGATGTGCTTACTCCACTACTTAAGGTTCCTAAATCAACTATTCCATAACTATATCCTTTACCTCCAGCACTCACATTTACATCAGTGATTGTTCCATTTACAACGTCAACTCTTGCTTTTGCACCTTCACCATCTCCAATTATATCAACTTCTTGACTTAATCCATTTGCATATCCACTTCCAGCATTCTGAATATATACATGTTTAATTTGATTTTGGTTTACAGACGAGTCGCCATTCTCACGAACCGATCTAATCTGAGAGTCTTGGCTAGAGTTCCAACTGTTCGGTACAGTGATGAATTCAGTTGAGTCAAATTTAATAATATCACTAGGTGACACAGTGAACAAATACTTCCAAAGGTATCCATCACCGCTATTCCCTGCTTTTGAAGGTTCGAGGTCTGTGAAAGTAGGTTCATCTTGGGAGACATTTCCAAGCGGGTTAGCTCCTGTTGATCCATTATCAATACAAACGTAAACTTTAAAGTCGGAATTAAGTACGTAGTAGTTCGCATCGTATAATCT